TTAAGATCAGCAAAAAAGTTTGCATCTGTAATAGATTGTTTTGTACGAGTTATTATTTCAAAAGGATTGTCTGCATTATCAAATAATAACTTTTTAAATTCTTTGCCTTTACTACCTGCAAGATATTGTTGTAATGTTGGTCCGTGGAATGTACTTCTGATACCTTTAGTAATTACACCTGCATCATCTAACACTTCTGCTGCTTGAAACATTTTACTTGCTTGTCTTGCTTTACCTATACCAAGCGTTGCAAAGTTTTCAGGAGATACTAATTGAAAACCAAAATCTAATGCACCTGTTGCAAACTGTGCTTGTTTAGTTCCAGGTTCATATACATTATACAAACCTAATTCTTGAAATACTTTTCTACCAGGAGATACAGATGGATTTAATCCTGCATTTTTAAATTGCTCTCCTAGTTCTCCTTGGAACTGCACAATGTTTTCTGCTGTTTCTCTTGATTCTACATCTATCTGCGTTCCTAGTACATTATCTAAAACATATTGCCTAGCTTGTATTGGATCATAACCACTAGCAACTAATCTTTTGTATTCATCTGTATCAGAAGGATCAGTAGATAGTTTGAGCCAACCTCTACCCATATCAAAGTTTTCTCCTGACCTAATTGCCTCTAACATTTTAGGTGTTCGTAATGTTCCTTTTATAGCTTGTTTATAAGCATCACTAAATGACATATCAGGGTTTTGATCTTGCAACTCCTCTGCTCTAGCTAATGCTGGAAATATTGCTTCGTATATATCTACAAAACCTGTAACAGCACCTCTAACAGTAGGTTTTAATATATTGTCTATAGGACTACCTATTATCTGAAAAAATTTATTGTTTTTTACTTGATTAGCTAATGGGTTTTCTCCTACAAATCTTTTTATTTTATTAAATTGTGTTTCTCTTTGTAGTTCTACTTTTTTTGCTATGTCAGATAAAGCATTGTTATCAAAAGGCAAACCCATTTTTGCAGCAGCAGCTATAACACTAGCTGGTAAATTAGGGTAAGTGTTGGCTATCTGTGCAGCCCTGTTAGCTTCTTCCTGTGATACTACAGGAGATACATTTTCTTTAGTTGCAAATGTTTGTTGAAATTGATCATCAAACAAGTCATCATCATATCCAAAATCTTTAATTGCCATTAGTCAAAATCCACCAACTGTAATAATGAAGTATCACCTGTCATAGCATACATTTGATATAACAAATCATTTACATTTTGTTGTGGTGGTTGTGTTGATCCTACTCCAGGACCAATATCTAATCCTGCTGTAACAGGTTCTGTTGGTCTTTGTGTCGCACCAAACACATCTATATTAGGAATAGGTCTTGGTTGTGCCTGTGGCATTGTATCTTTAGGTAATGGTGCAGCTTGTTGTTGTTCTGTTAGTTGCTTTTGCTCACCATAATCTACTCCAGGTATTCTTCGTACTGCCTGTGTTGTGTCTTGATAATTTCTTGCTGCTGGTGGTACATTTGTATTTCTACCACTTACACCTCTGTTACTAGAACTCCTCGTTGCCATCTTGCTCCTCATCCTCATAAAACATAAAAGTAGAACTTATAATCATATAACCAAATGGAAAAGCTAATGGTGGCATTTGGTCTTTAAACATTCTTGGTTGCATTACTTCTTCTTCTAGTAATATATCATCACCTAATTCATCTACATCACCTAATGAGTTGTGTACTATATCTGCAAATGTTTTATTAATTGACATTATCCACCCATACCTTGTAATAATTGTGCTATGCCTGGTGGTGGACCTTGTGGTGGTAAGGTCGCACCCCCAAGCAATTCTTGTTCAGATTCAGGTATTTCAGGTTCTTCTGCTGTATAAAATTTATCTAAAATACCTTGCATACTGTCAGGATTTTTTCTTATCTGTATTACAGCCATAGTTGCTTTAGGATCACCTTGTTGTGCTTGTGCTAGTAAAGAATCAAACAAAACTTTTTCTGCTTTTTCTTTTGTAATTCTGCTATTTACCATTGATAAGTTATCTAACCCATCTAAATTTTCTTGTAAGGTTTGTGTATCTATAATACCTGCTTGTAATAGTTGCAGTCCTGTTACAATTTTTTGTGGCTCATCATATCCTGCCATAGCACCATACACCCTGCGTGTTTTGTATGCACCTTGTATATCTGTGCTAGGGTCATATTTTTCACTAAAAAACTGATTGTTATAGTAACCTGATAAATCTTTTGCTTTACCACCATACATTTTTTCATCAAACTCTAATCTTTTTGCATCAATCATTTCTATAGCATCAGCCATAACTGTATGATATTCTCGAATCATCAATGACATAGAAGCACCTAGTTCTTCTAATCCTCTACCTGTTGCAAAGCTAAGTGGGCTTTGTGAATCATCAGATACAGGATAAGAACCACCTACTCGTAGTTGTCTTTCTATTCTGTCTATTTGTTGAAATATTTGATAAGGAACATTTGATGCAGGTTTACTTACTTGTGTACCAGGAGCTAAATAATTTACAGCAAACCTACCTTTACGATACTGTCCAGATTCTATTTCACCAGATATATTTGTTTCTGTAAATACTGCATCTTCCATAGCTATTATTGACATAACATTTATTTTTGCCATAGAAGCCATCAAACCAATAATTTGATCATATTGTCCTTGTAATCTATCAAAAGCAAATTTTTTGGCTACAACAAAAGCAGGACCACTATCTAGTGGATTTGGTATAAAATCAAGTATAGTAGAAGAAGTCATATGAAATATATAAGTACCTTCTTCGTTGTAATATTCTGCTATTAAATCACCTTCACCATTTGAGTTTGCCCAACTACCATTGTATGAATCTGTATATGCAGAGGCATACGCACTACCAATACTTAAAGGACTTGCTTGGTATTTATCTTTTTCCATTATTTCTTTTGCAAATTTTGGATAAACTCTAGCTAATGCTTCTTTTGGAACTCTACGGACAATAGCCATTTCTTTTGGTTGTTGATCAGCACCAAAGTAACCAGGAAAACAGTTGTAAGGATCACGAAGTTCTGCACAAGGATATGGCGTACCATCAGGTCCTTTTTTTTCTCTAATAACCCATACAGCAAAACCATAACCAGGTAGCCATCTACCTACTTGTGGCATTTGTAAATCTAGTTTTTGTGTGTCATCATATGAAGTTACAATACGAGCTATCTTATCTGCTTTAGCTCTAGCTCTATCAGAATCTTTATTGTTAGGTACATCTACTTTAAGATTAGGAATACGACCTATTTTTTGTGATAAATGTTCCAAACCTGACATCATTAGGTTAGGTACAGGTATTTGATAATCTTGAAATCCTTTTAACTGGTCGCCAAGTAAAGCAAGTATTCCATCAGGTCCACCATTCATAATTGCACGAATACGCCCTCTTGTAGAGTACGCACTTTGATTATCGTAATGTAAATTTGTTACAGCGTATTGTATTTCTTCTGGTGTCATTTTAACTCCAAGGGCTTTCGTTCATATCGCTTAAATCCCATTCTCCAAAACTTGGTTCATAATCTAATCCTACTTCAGCTAATCTTTCTTTTTGTAATCTCCTAATTACTCTCATAGGAAACCAACTAGCCATAACAACATCTGATTTATTATTTCTACCAGATTGCTTACTAGCACCTGTAGAAAAATAAATTAGTTGCCTACGATATATATTACTCTTTGTTTCACTTTCTGCACTACCATAAGGCAAACTTATTAGTTCCTCCTTAAACAATTCTCTCATACTTCCTACACCAAAGATAGGATCAAATTTGTTTTTTTGTGTTTGATGTCCTTCTAAATATATACCCATTCTGGCACAATAATCTTTAATATCTTTGTCTTGTCTTATAGCTCTTTGAAATCCATTTTCCTCTATAACCCAATGTGCAAGATTATATTTTTCGTACCATTTTTTAATAGTTTTTTTAGCTTGTATAATGCCACCACCCTGTTCATTTTCTATATCTACCATATACATTTTTCCTGTATCTGTATTTACAGCCCACAAAAAACACGCTTGAAAACCTGTAGAAGCTGGGTCAAGTCCTGCAATTAGTTTTGTACCTGCTGGTATCTGCCCAATAGTTCTATTTACATCTCTGCATTTATCAACTTCTTCTACATCAAACATTGTTATACCATCAACAAATGCTTTGTTAAGATATACCATTTCAAATATTGCTTTACCACCTGTAGTTTCAGCAGCTTGTAAACGTGATAATAACCATTTATAACTACGCTTACTTGCCCATAACATACAATCTTTATGTAATTTTATTTCGTTTTCTGGCAATACACATTCTGTACTATGTGCTTCTTCTACTATTTTGTCCATCTGTGGATTTTCTAGTAAAAAATTATATAAATCTTCAGGGTGTTGTCTTGAACCTATAACAACAATAGCTGTGTGTTCTTCTTTACGAGATGATAAAGTTGTTGTCCACCATTGTCTTGTTTGTTCTCTAGCACTTGGTTGTATTGTTGTGCCGTGATCCTCAATGTCATCTGCAATAATTAAATCGCAATCTCTTGATAAAATTTTGCCACCCTTACCTACAGCTACCATAGTTGGTGATTTAATACCTGTAACAGTTCTAGTAGCAATAGTAAACTGTCCTGATGTCCAAGACTTACCAGATCTGTTTTTAGGTTTAAATGTTTCTCCTGGTCCACAAAAATCTTGTATAAGTTTTTCGTTATGTTCTAAATGATCTACTACAGCACCTACAGCATTTTTTGCTATCTCCTCATTACCACCAACCCACATAATTCTTACATTAGGATTCTTGCATATCTGCCATACAGCAAAATGTGTAAGTAAATCTGTTTTGCCGTGTCTAGGAGGACTAAGTATCATTTGTTCTCCACCCTCATCAATAGCTTTTAAAATACTATTTATCCATTTTTTATGAAAAGCTGCTGTTTCGTATTGTTCGCCTGTTTCTGTTTGAAAGTATCTGTTTCTAAAATCTTCAAATTTATTTAATGCTTTAATTGCTTCTTTAGGTGTTGTCCAATTTTTCTTTTTTTCTATATTGTTTTTATCTAGTAAATACGCTTCGTGCATTTTAGTTATAAGAGATTTATCAACATCTAACAATTCTGCAACTATTTGTTTTTGTATTAAACCTTCTTGTACTTCAGGAGCAAAGTTTTCTACATAATCTTTGTAATACTCACCACGAGTAGCAGTCATCTGTGATGTAAATACTTTTTGTTTTTTAACTTTATTTCTTTTGTGTTGTGCTTTGCGACTGCATTGAACAGTACAATATTTTTTATTATTATGTTTAGCTGTAAACTTTTTTTCACAACCAGGATTGGCACAAGTCTTTCGTTCTGCCATTATTTTCTTTTTTTCTTTTTATCCGATACTCTTGATTTCTGTACTTTTTTTGTATTGATTTTCTTACCAGCTTTATATGCCTTAGCTGTTCTTTTTATTTCTGCTGCTCTTTTTTTAGCTGCTGAATCTGATAATCCTGCTAAGTATTTAGCAGGTACACCATAACGATAAGGTTGTGTTCTTTTTGCCACTACTTTTTTTTCTTTCCACCACGAAGATCAGTATCGTGTTTTTTAGAACCACGAATAAAACTATTAACCCTACCCATAGCCCAAGCACCCATACTTACACCAGGTCTTGACCCTGAACTAAGATATGCTGCTTGACCTCTACGATAAACTTTTTTAAGGGTAGATAAAGATATACCACTTGATTTTGCTTTTTTAATTAAAGCTGAATTTGCACTTGCTGGTATTTTTGCTGCCATTACTTTTTAATCTTTTTTACTTTTCCGTTTTCTGTTCTAGCAAATTTATGCGTTTTAGTTTCTCTAATAAGAGTACCATAATATCTTTTGCCACCAAACATCCAACTTACTCGTTTTGCCATTACTTACCAACAGCTTTTTGTGCTCGTTTATGAGCCTGAGTAAAAGTTGCACCTCTTTTCATACTGTTACGCATATACTCCATATGTCTTTTAGTATGATGTTTTGAATGTCTTTTCATTGTTTGTTGTTGTCTTTTAGTAAGATCAGACATATCTACACCTTTTATTTTCATTTTTTATTCTTCTTTCTTAACGCTGCAAAATCAGCAGCAGTTATTTTATTTCTAGGTGGTGCTATTCTAGCAATCTTCATTTGCTTTTGTGAATAACCTTTTGGTCCTTTTGGCATATTACTCCTTTACCAATCTCTACACGCCCAGTAACGAGCAGTAGTTTTATCTTTTGCAGTAGAACATTTATGCCTAGCTCGGAATGAAGCCCTAGCTTTAGGATTGTTTTTTCTAACTGGCATATTTGGATCACCAAACATAACTTTTTTTACTTTGCCATTAGACATAACAAATACTTTTTTAGACTTACGACCATAGCCAGGTTCACCCTTTCTAATAGCCGTAGGGTTATTAAGTTTTACCTTCATTCCTTGATAGGTTGCCATTAATATCTACTTTTTTTTCTACCTTTATTTTTTTTCTTTTTCTTCTTTGGCATATACATAAGTTTTTGCTCCTCTAACTATACTATATCTTGTATGAGTGATTATATAAAAGGAAATAAATATCCTAATCATAAACCCTCTACTTCATATAGTAGTGGAAGAATTTGTTTGCAAGATAATTGTGATACAGTTATATCAAAATATAACAAATTTAGATATTGTAATACTCATAAAACAAAAACTTATCCAAGAATAAAAGGAAGAAAAAAACCTGATAATTTACAAGAGCCGAAGGCGTAAAAAAAATTTTTTTAATACTCTATCCAGATCCTAGAGCTTCGTTCTATCTTATGTTGATAACATAAATCCTTAATACTATTTTGTTTTGTCCACCATAATTCATCAAGTATTTTTACTGCTTCTTGTTCGCTATCTGCCTCTATAACATACTCTGTTGTTGTAGTATCTTTAAATTTATATTTCACATACCCTAGACTAGCTAGGGTTTATTGGTTAATCAAACAGGGAAGTCGATACTCATAAAAAATGAGTAATTTAATTATATATCATTACAGAAACTAAGTCAATAAACAAAACCCTGCCAATCGGAAAAGCAGGGCTTCGTTTACGTACAGTATGTCCAATAACTGTAATGAGTATCGTAGGCAGTTGTTTTGCCATTCACTTATGGGCAGGTCGTGCAACCCTTTTCCTTAGCCTCTGTAGGTCCTCGCACCTACGTTACTCAATGAAAGAAAAAAAAATAAACTTACTCAATCACATAATTACAAATGTTATATGATGAAAAGCATTTTTCTTTTCTACTTGTATATTTCTATACAATACCTCTGAACTTTTCAAAGGTACTTTGCATTATAGAAACTGTATGATAGTATGACAACAACAAACAGGATATTTCTCCAGCTTTTAGAAAGAAATATCAGATCAAACAACAGAGGCAAGTGGACTAGCTGGACCATAGTAACTAGGGTAATAGCCTATTACTTCATAATTTAAAATAAGTCATAAACAGATTTGTTATCGGTTGGGAGGGATGACACAGGGTAAGTTATATTCTTTCTTTCTTTTTTAAAAAAAAATAGATTATTCTTATCTTATTGAAAGTATGTAAAAAGTGTAAAAATACACTAAAACAAATTGGTGATCAACCTAGGTATTACTGTGATAGTGCACCTACTAAATGTAGTATGTCTATGAAAGTACACAATATATAGTAGGTATTTATAGTAGTTTCCATACATTGATCAAGTGCTTACGTATACGATATACACACCCTCAAATTAACATATGCAAAGTGCCGATAATCTATATTATGTTGCGTTCATTAGGTGTTATGTGTGTGCAATATGCCTAGATAATAAGGTTTTATAAGGTTTTACGATAATATACAGCTAAATTATCCCCATATAAAATTTTATGATATATAGGGGGTATCTTTTAAGCTGTTATGAAACGACATTAACAATTTACTAATAAGATTTAATAACAATCCTCTAACAATATCCAGTAACTAATCAAATAAGAATAATTTAATTAATATTTGTAATATAAATTTTACAAGCATATAATCTATACATATGGTTAATTACATAAAGGGGTAATAATGAAAAGATATGAATATGCTTTTATTACAAAAGATAGTAATGAAATAATAACAGTTAAAGGTAAAGGTATTAAACAAGCTATAAAAAAATTTAATGCTCCATTTTTAACAGTTGTATATATTAACAAAAGAGGTAAAAAAATAATTAAAGAGGGGGTGAAATAAATGGATAAAGAAAAAAAAGAATTACAGGAATTGTTACAAGCAATAAAAGTAATTAAAAATTATTTAAATGATGATGATTTTGCTACAACTGAAAACAGGTTGTTAGCTGAATTCCATACAATACATTTAAACGAATACCGACATAATTTAAAAATGTTAGTAACACTAAACAGAAAGGAAAATGATTAAATTGGTTAAAACAATAAAAAAAGAAGTTGAAAATAATAAGATAAGATTATTTAATTATCTTTATAACACCAATTTTATGGAAATAGAAGAAGGGTTTAATGATAAAACATTAACAGAACATATAAAAGAAACTAACTGGAAAGAACCAGAAATAAAACCAGTAATTTATGGTGATGTTAAAAGTGTTTCAAGTTCTGGTATGTCTAGAAAAATAGCTTTTTATATAGCTAAAGATAACAAAATAATTAATATAACTTATCTTGTTTCTATGATCTTAGATGAAAAAGAACCAACTACAAATAAATATAATAACTGGGTTATTAATGTTCGTGGTGTTGGTATGGATATGGTGTTTCACTGTATCTATTCACTAGGTAATGCTTTATTTAGAGGATTAGAAAAAGACATAAATATTAGTGGAAAAATGATACAAAGAGGTTATTTATAAGCAACTAACAAGCACTTGTTAAAGGGTGCTTGTAGGGTGTTTATAAGCACTAGAAAGGGGTTAATCAAATGAATAATATGAAAAATTTATGTAATCAATGCAAAAAAGAACTAAATGCTGAGGATTATTTTTTAAGCGTTCATAACGTATGTAAAAAATGCACGATTAAAAATTATTCAGGATTTGTAAAAAGGGGGTTATAAGGTGTTTATAAACACTAGAAAGAGGTTAATTAAATGATTGATACAGTTACTTTAAATCCTACGCAATACTTAATATTAGTAATAGGTTGCTATTTTGTAGGTTGGTTAAGCTATTGGTTATCCGATACTGTAAAACAATACTTAAACAAAAAATATTTTATTAAAGGGGGTAAATAATGCACGAATGTAAATATGAACAGATTAATTTTAATAATGGTGTAACTAAATATTATTGTAAAGGTTGCAAAAAAGGATTTTTTGTAGACAATAATTGCAAAAAAAGATTTAAAAGATTTTTTGTAAGCAATAATTATAGCTAACCAACAGCAAAGATTAAACCAGTTGATCTATCCCCTTTAAGA